AAAGGTCTACAAGAGCTCTGCGGGACCAGCTCCTGGAAGAGCAGGTGGATTAGCTCTTGACATTTGCACCAATGTATCTTATGTACATGGGACAAAGGAGGTTTCAAATGAAACTAATTACTAAAGCTCAGCGCGATAAGCTTATCGCTAATCACAAACAACAGGACGGCACCAAATCTTTTGATGCTGTCGTCAAACTCTTCACACCAGATGGCTGTGGGACCTGGTATCTGTCAGAACTGGATCCAGAAACGAATATCGCTTTCGGTCTCTGTTGCCTTCATGAAAAAGAATTTGGCTACGTGAGCATGGATGAACTAAGTTCGGTTCGTGGTGCGTTAGGACTCAAGGTCGAACGAGATAGATGGTTCAAGCCAATGCCGTTAGAAGAATGCGAGGCCATATGCGCTTGATCACAGAAGATGCCCTGCGCAGCGTGCTCGCATCGCAGCCAATCGAGAAACATATGAAGTTCTTTGACGATCCATGCTTCTCGGGCCTGGGCACGGTATGGTATTACAACTGGTTAGATGGTTTGAATCAGTACCTGCAGCAGAGGAGACTGCGAACATGTTCTACCTCGTAGCAACCATCCTCTTACTAGTAGCTTTTCCCCGCTCAGGAGCGGGGATCGTGCTGCTAGGTCTTTACCTCGTCTAGGGAATCGCAGATGTCGTTTGGTCACTCGCTAAAGACTGGGGGTCAGCAGGTCAAGCTCAGGGGGGAAGGTTTCAGTTCAGCATATGGTGTGGATACAGGATTAGGTGTCGGTGCGATACAACCAGAAAGTGAAAAATACAACTATAAAGTGATTGAAAACATATCCCATTATGATAAGATATAGAGAAACACAACAAAGGAGTAAAAACTATGGGCTTTGACCTACATGGGTGGCAACCCAAAAATGAAAGAGGCGAATACTTTCGCAATAATGTTTGGTGGTGGAGAAGATTAGCTGACTTCGTCATTCACAAGACAGGTTGCGTAGATTTAACTGACCAAGAATCTTGGCATTATAATGACGGACACTTTGTTCCTAAAAATGTCGCTGAGCAAATCGCGAAGCAACTGCGGTATTTGATAAAGACAGGAGAGGTGCGTCAGTTCGAGTTCGAGGTTACTCGCAATCAGAAGATAGCTGAAGCAACAAATGAAAAAGTGGAAGCTCTCTTAGATGATATCCGTAAGAAAGCGGAAAAGGAAACAGGACAAGAAAGAATTGCCCCAAGAGAATATCCTAAACATCTCAAAGATGAATGGGATAAGACTTACGAGCAAACAGATCATAGGGCAAATTATCCTTTCAATCAAAAGAATGTCGAGGAGTTTATCGAGTTCTGTGAGAATAGCGGTGGATTTCGAATTTGTTAAGTTCGTTGTGTGGGTATCGGCGGTGATAAAGTTCACCGCCGTTATTTATTGGCGGAGAGCTTTCGTTTCTCGCCTCGTCGCTGATTGTATAAATGAGTTACATGATACAGGTGTCAGGGTGCGGGGACTGGTGCGGAAAATTTTGGAGAAATTAGAATGATATATTTATTGGTGCTAGTGATTTTTTTCTATTGCTTTAGTTATGGGATATGATAAGACAATCATATAACATAAACAAAGGAGAAAATGTTATGACTAACAAAGTAATAAACCTAAAAGGTAAAACTAAACAAGTTAGTAAAGAACAAAAAACTACCTTGTTGAACTATGGTATGTTCAAAGAAAGTATTAAAGAATATACCAAGCAAAAAGATTTACTACGACCTGAGTGTGTAGAAATCTTTAAACAAGCTAATACAAATCTTATTCTTTTAACTAAAATGAATAATGGATTTGAGGGCTATGCTCAATTAATTGAGAGAACAGCTAAACGCTTTGATACTGCTACATTTAAAGAACAGTATCCAGAACTTTATAAAAAGTTTTTGGTATCATCAGAAAGTGTAGAGATTAAAGTAAACTACAATGGAACAGGGGGTGAAAGTGCCTAATCTTGTTTCAACTCTTAATCAGTTAATGGAAGCAGAACAAAACAACGAACTGATTGAAAATCAATCAACGACAAGTCTTAACTATCAATTCATGTACAAGCAACTTGAAAGTGCGATTGAAGAAATACTTGTTAAGTATCCGAACGACCCTGTAGTAAAAGAACTAAAACAAAACTTACTACGCAATCTAAGACCTATCTTAGAACAACTTAATCAATAACATCTATTGCCCCTGTCTAAAACGGCAGGGGCTAACCCCAGCAACCCTTCCAGGCAGCGAGATCCGTGTGCCATCAACTGTGAAAGAAGGCTCTATATTCTGTAGGGCATAAGACCGCTAACCACTATATGTTGTGCCGCGTGGCTAGGTTGTATGTTACTAGAAGTTGGTCTATAAAGCATGATGTATACAAACACTCAGGTTAATTTTATTATGGAAAAAGGACCCAATGGATAAAGAATTACTGACCACCGATCAATTAAGAAATCGAGTAGAAAAAGTTTGGATAAATCATATTAAACTTTGTCAGGATAATTTTTTATATTTTGTCAAACAAGTATGGCCTGATTTCATTTGCAGAATCGATAAGGATCCTGAAAGATGGGGTCATCATCAACATATTGCATCTGAGTTTACAAATATTTCAAAAGAACGAAAAGGGAGGCTCATTATCAATATGCCCCCACGACATACAAAATCTGAATTTGCTTCGTTCTTATTTCCAGCATGGATGGTAGGGAAGTTTCCAAAATTAAAAATTATGCAGGTATCTCACAATGCTGAGTTGTCAGCACGATTTGGTAGTAAGGTTCGTAACCTTATGGATTCACCAGAGTATAAACAAATTTTTGGTGATGTGAAACTTCGTGAGGACTCCAAAGCAAAGGGACGTTGGGAAACAAATCATGGTGGAGAATATTTTGCTGCGGGTGTTGGAGGCTCGATCACAGGACGTGGTGCGGATTTATTGATTATTGATGACCCACACACGGAACAAGATACCATGTCCGATACTGCAATGGATCGAACTTATGAATGGTATGCCTCTGGTCCACGTCAGCGTTTACAACCAGGAGGCTCAATTTTAGTAGTTATGACGAGATGGGCGGAAGATGATTTAACAGGAAGATTAATTAAAGCACAAAAGGAACCTAAAGCAGACCAGTGGAAACAAATTTCATTTCCTGCAATTTTACCATCAGGGAATCCTGTCTGGCCTGAGTATTGGGAAAAAGAAGAATTATTAAAAGTGAAAGCTTCGTTACCTGTTCGTAACTGGAACGCTCAGTATATGCAAGACCCAGTTGCTGAAGAAGGTGCGATTCTTAAAAGAGAATGGTGGCGACCATGGAAAGGGGACCCGCCAAATTTACAATATGTCATTCAGAGTTATGATACCGCTTTCTCGAAAAAACAAACAGCAGACTATTCAGCGATAACGACATGGGGAGTATTTTTTCCAGAAGAAGGTGGCGCACCTAATTTAATTTTATTAGATGCACTTAAAGGTAAATATGATTTTCCTGAACTTAAAGCAGTGGCCTTAGAACAATATAAATATTGGGAACCAGAAAATTGTATCATTGAGGCGAAAGCATCAGGTCAACCATTGATACAAGAAATGCGTAAAATGGGTATTCCCGTAATTGATTTTGTACCATCAAGAGGAAATGATAAGTTTGTAAGGGTGAATTCAGTAGCTCCTCTATTTGAAGCAGGATCGATTTGGTACCCAGAAGATGAGAAATTTGCAGAAGAAGTGATTGAAGAATGTGCAGCTTTTCCCCATGGTGCAAATGATGACTTTGTAGACAGCACCACCCAAGCCCTGTTAAGATACCGTCAAGGTAGTTTTGTAGAAACTTTATCTGATTATCAGGAAGAGGAATACGACATACCTGGTAAACAGTATAAATATTATTAGGAGAAATTATGTCAGATAAAAAAATGAAGACAGCATCTGGATATCAAAAAAAATTAAAGCTTATGAAGAAAGCAGTCGATGCTTCTAATAAGGACAAGAAAACACCTTTTGAAGGAAAAAGAATTTTAAGATTAACTGATCTTCCAGAATTTTCTAAAGGCGGTGGAATCGCAATCAAAGGTACGGGCTTCAAAGGAGTTCGTTAATTTCTCATGGATGAGAAAGATGTTTCAAAATATCTAGACTCGAGATCCGAGACCCCTGATTCGGTACCAGGTGATGAGCCTTCAGCGATTCCTGGTGCATTAACCTTAGCCGCATCTGGAATTGGTGCGCTAGCAGCGGTAAAGTTTCCTGGTTTACGTAGAGCATTAAGTATTGCCAATAAACCAAAGCCCACGATCAACGCTGCACGGATCACGGAACCTCTTGATGAAGTTGAAGAAATTGTCACTTACACACCGACGAAAATGGAACGCGGTCAAGAAACGATTCGTAATGTATCCAAAGCACAACAAGATGTCTTAGATAAACTCGGTGGTTTAAAAGCGGCAGTCGAGAATCAACCATTATCTTTCGGCGGTAAACAATCACGATTCGGATCTGCCTTGTATGATTTTCTTATCAAACACCCATCTAAAAAAGCATTGAAACCTGCTCAATGGGAACAAGAATTATCAAATTTTAATCGACTTTCACAAATCAAGGTTCCTGGAACTAATGTCAGCGGACGAGTCACCAAAGAAGAATTATTTGATACCAACATTGCTCACTACGATAAGAACAATAAATTAGTGGGTGGTTTTTTAAAGTTTGCAAAAGATTCAAATATGCCTGTCGATAAATTGACATTAGCAAAGATGGTAGAAAGAGCACCCGCTTCAAACTTAAGTACGATACGCCATAGTTATGATAAAGACATTGTTCCACAACTTGATGCGTTTTATGACACCGTACAAAAGGATGTAGACGTTGCACTTAAGGTAATAGACGATGTTAGAAAAACAGATACAAGCCCAAGAACCAAAGCGTTTTTTACATCATTTGATTCTAATATTAACGATGAGCTTAGAGCCATTGAAAGAAATTTAGGAAAAGCATCAGCCACAGCTGATCAAATTAGAGAAGGACACCGAGGAGTGAACCTTGGTTATGATAACCTAACTAAAGTATATGAGGGGTTAGATGAGCTTCAAAGAATAGGATCTCCCGATCTAACTTCTAAAAATAATATTATTAATCTTCCTTTTGATCCTGCTCAAAAATTAAACAGCTTAAAAGTAGCGCAGCGTCCTATTGATTTAAAACTTTCACAACCTAAAAAAGGACCTCAGTATGGTGGAGAATACAGTTACAAAATTCGAGGGGGTGAAAGAACTTTTGAAGACGTGGTGACTTATAATAAAACACTACCATTTGGTCGAGATATTAAATCAGGTGAGTTTGGTGCAGGACACTATACGGACACAGTACCCAAAAACCAAGTGTACTTCACAAGATATCAGCAACGAAGCACAGATGTACCAGGTCAAAAAGTCATGGCCATTGATGAAATACAATCTGACATTCAACAAGCGGCTTTTAAAAAAGACCCACTTAGAGGTAAAGTAGTAAACCCGTCAAACAACGAATATGTATTCGAACAAAACAATATGGCATTAAATAAACTCATGAGTGATATGGAAGATATTGCTAGAAAAAAAGATCGTATGACGAAAGAGGATGTCAGTAAATTTTACAAATTATCAAAAGAGTTTGAGGAATTAAAAAGTAACACGATTAACTCTGCAAATTTAAATTCACAAAGAGAACGTTTATCAAACAGAGAAGTTCCTTGGATGCCTTTCTTTGACAGAGCTTCTTATGGTGATCATGCAATTAAAAATGTTTTGAAATCTGCTTCTGAAGCAGGTGCAGACTGGGTTGTAGTAAATCCAGTAGAACGTTTACACGTTACGAGAGATTTAAGCTCAAATGGAAAAGTAGGAAATTGGGAGTTCTATGGAACAGCAGTTGGTAAATCAGGTCGAAAAGGAATCAAAGCTAGATCCGATAAAACAGGCTCCAATGCGCAAACCGATTTCAAAAAAGATGCAACCTTACCCGCAGTAATGAAAAAAATTGCAAAACAATATGACACTGAAGCCAAGCCAATTAAAGTGTCTTTGAGTGACCCTTCAAAAGAATATAAAATTATGAAAGGTTTGTATTCTGAAGACTTAGAAGAAAATGCAAGAATTGCCAAAAAATACGGCGTAAATCCTGCTAGTGCGTTTACTCATGTAGGGGCTTATAAAACAGAGCAACAAGCTTCGAATTTACTTAAATATTTTGGTGATGACGGTTATTTTTTAAAACGTGTTAAGGCAGATGATCCAGACCTTTACTATGAAGCATTTGGTGTTAAAACAACACCTGCAATGAAAGGTCAGCCATTCAAGTTATACCAGCGTGAAGGCGGTCTAGCTGTAAATATATTTGCGTGATAATATAAACCTGTTATAACAACTAGGAGAAACTCATGAGTAAATTAAAAAAATTAGCTAAGATTGGTGCAGGCTTAGGTGCTGCCTATCTTGGTTCGAAAATGCTTGGAAAAAGCAAAGTCACAGACACAGGTGATTTAGGAAAAGAAAGTTCAAACGTATCAGCTCTAATCAAAGGTAACACGGAAAATACGAGAGGTGCTTTGAAAAAAGCTATGAAGATGAAGAAAAAAATGACTCCTTCATACTCTGGTTCAGATTTTGGTTTAGGTCCAATGGATGGTGCTAAAACTGGAAAAATGATTAAAGCTAAAAGCGGTACGATGGTTATGGCTAAAGGCTGTAAATTAGGAAGAAAGAAACCTACTAGAATTACCTAATGGCTGAAGTTGATAAGGATAATACTCTTCCAGAGGAAGAGATGGTCACAGAAGAAGTTGACGTAGAATTAGAGGAGCCAAATCAAGAGGAAACTCAAGAAGAGGCTCCCGAAGATTTCTATGCAAACTTAGCAGAGACTATGGATGATAGAACGCTTGGACGTTTATCATCTGAACTATTATCTGATTACAAAAAAGATAGACTTTCAAGAAAAGATTGGGAAACCACTTACATTCAAGGTTTAGATCTTTTAGGATTTAAATACACAGACATGACAAGACCCTTTCAAGGTGCGAGTGGTGTCACACACCCAATGCTTGCTGAAGCGGTAACACAGTTTCAAGCACAAGCTTACAAAGAATTATTACCATCTGATGGTCCAGTAAGAACACAGGTCGTTGGTGCGAGATCACCAGATACTGAAAATCAAGCACAAAGAGTTCAAGACTTCATGAACTATATGCTTATGGAAAAGATGGAAGAGTATACTCCTGAGTTTGATCAATTATTATTCTATTTACCTTTATCAGGTTCAACATTTAAAAAAGTTTACTTCGATGAAATTTTACAAAGAGCAGTTTCTAAATTTGTTCCTGCTGAAGATTTAATCGTTCCTTACTATGCAACCGATTTAAAAGATTGTGAAAGAATTACTCACTTAATTAAAATGGGTGAGAACGAAGTTCTTAAAAAACAAAAAGCAGGTTTCTACAGAGATGTAGAATTGATTGCTAAAAAATCAGAAGACACAAAACTACAAGATAAGTTTAATGAACTAGAAGGTATCAAACCATCTGGTGAAAAAGAATATCAATATAATATTTTAGAAATGCATGTTGATCTAAATTTAGATGAATATGAAATGGAGAATGCTGAGAAAGATGTTAAAGTTCCTTACATTGTAACGATTGATGAAGGCTCAGGAGAAGTATTATCAATCTATCGTAACTACAGAGAAGACGATGAGCTAAAATCTAGAAACGAATACTTTGTACACTACAAGTTTTTACCTGGTTTAGGTTTTTATGGCTTCGGTTTGATTCATATGATTGGTGGTTTATCACGATCAGCGACTGCTGCGTTAAGACAATTGCTTGATGCAGGTACTTTAGCGAATCTTCCTGCAGGATTTAAATCACGTGGTATTCGAATTAGAGATGATGACCAACCATTTCAACCTGGTGAGTTCAGAGATGTGGATGCGCCTGGTGGAAACATCAAAGATCAGTTTCAAATTTTACCTTTCAAAGAGCCTTCAGGCACACTTTTTCAACTTTTAGGCTTTGTTGTGAACGCTGGACAAAGATTTGCAGCGATTGCAGACATGCAATTAGGTGAAGACCAACAAAATAGAGCCGTTGGTACGACTATTGCACTCTTAGAACGTGGTTCAAGAGTAATGTCAGCTATCCATAAGCGTTGTTACTACGCAATGAGACAAGAATTTAGACTTTTATCAGGAATTTTTAGAGATTATTTACCTCCAGTGTACCCATATGCAGTTTATGGTGCAGATCGATTGGTAAAAATACAAGATTTTGATGACAGAGTTGATGTGATACCCGTTGCAGACCCAAATATCATGTCGATGGCACAAAGAGTGACCATGGCAAACGAAAATTTGAAGATTGCATTGTCAAATCCTCAAATGCACAACGTGAGAGAGGCTTACAGACGAGTATATGAAGCATTAGGTACAAAACAAATTGATACTTTACTCAAACCAGAAGAAGTTCCAATGCCAAAAGACCCTGGAACCGAGAATGCTGAAGCATTACAGATGAAAATAGCACAAGCATTCCCAGAACAAGATCATGATGCCCATATTGCAGCGCATAGTGCCTTTATGAATTCAAGAATGGTTCAAATTAATCCAATGGTGTATGCTTTATTACAAGGACACATCTCACAACACATTGCGATGAAAGCTCATGGTGAAATTGGTGCAATACTTCAAGAAAATCCTGAAATGCAGATGATGGCAGAACAAGATCCTGAAGGTTTTCAAGTACAATTTAATAGTATGGTTGCAAAAAGAGTTGCTGAACTTACTCAGGAATTAGTCATTCAAGAAATGGGATCACAAAAACCAGATCCGTTAGTACAATTGAAACAAAGAGAATTAGACCTGAAAGCTATGGACATGCAAAGAAAAGCTATGGAGTCTCAACAAGATTTTGACATTAAAGAATCTCAATTTGACGAGAAGCTTGACTTAGAGAAGATGAAAGTAGAGAATCAAGAAGAACAAGCTGAAGCACGAATGAATGTGGCAGAAGCAAAATTAGGTCTAACGGCACAACAGATGGAGAATAAAAATGATAAAACAAATAAAAAATAAAGTATGTGAATTAATCTGCAAAGCATTTGGCATTATACCTTGTATGTGTAATCACGAGTGTGCATGTAAAAAGGAAAACAAAAATGATAGGAAAAACTAGTGGACCACCGCCTAAAAGAGGGCCATCCCCTCAAGGACTTAGAAAAGGAGGTTGTCCCCACAGAGACGCGGGATCAAAAAGCGACTATAAAGG